GTGATGATCTGAGAAGTTGTAAGGTATTGCCAAGTAACGCCACACAAGATTTGTTCCATGTTAATAAAGGATGTAAACTGGCAAACATGACTTTCTCTGGTCATACTGCTCCTGCAGCTGCGGTCGCGTTTCCAACATCTGGTGCTACCAATGTTGGTGGTGGTAAATGGAAAGGTCCGTATATTCAGAACTGTACTAGTGATACCACTACTGGAACTGGTATTAGAGTTGATGGAGATAAAGCAGTCAAGACTAAGTCAATGAATGTTGACGCCTTCACTCAATACAATCAAGGTGGTGTCGGTGTTGCTGTAACAAATGAAGGATATGCTCAGTTAGTGTCAGTATTTACTATTTGTTGTGATAAAGCAATAACTGTCCACAAAGGTGGTCAAGCTGATGTTGCTAATAGTAATTGTAGTTTTGGAACCTTCGGTTTAGTTGCTAATGGTAAAGGTTCTGAACAATTTATTGGCACTGTCACAACTTCTGCGGCCGCGTCACAAGATAATGTAACTATCAATGTTGGAACTGGACAGACACGTCCCTATGATGGACAGATTGTTTATTTTGATCAACTCTATAAGTCTGTAGAAACAATCACAGTCACTAATGGTGGAAGTGGTTATACTTCTACTCCAACTATAACTATCGCAGCTCCTACTGGTCCGAGTGGTGAAACATCAACTGCATTCGCTACTCTTGAAGGTGGTGCTGTCGTTTCAATTTCAATCATCAGTAGTGGAAGTCAATATGAATCAACACCTTCAGTTACTATTTCTGGTGGTGGTGGAAGTAATGCTGCAGCAACTGCCAATATGACGGATACTTACTATACAATAAATAGTGCCACACCTATCGTATCTGGAATTACTACATTAACACTTGATGAAAACCTAATCAATACAGTGGGTGTTGGATCTACAGTATTTTTCTTTCAACAAAGTAAGATTATTGCAAGTTCCCACACTTTTGAATATATTGGATCTGGAAATGATATCACTACAGCTACTCCAAAAAGAGGCGGTGTTACAATTCAAGCAAATGAAGTTTTGACTGAGAATGGTGGTAGAGTAATCTACACCAGCACTGATCAAGCAGGAAACTTCAGGATTGGTGATGACTTACAAATTAATCAAAACACTGGTACAATTAGTGGTAGAGCATTCTCAAAGAGTCTGTTCTCTGAGGTAACACCTTTCATCCTAGCACTTAGTTAAATGGCACAATTAGCACTTAATAGATTTCAAACAGTTACTCTAGATATCACTGATAGTGATTCTACACCATACACTGCACCAACAGGTTATACTGCAATCGTGTTGTATGCTCACATTACAAATGTGACGACTAGTGCTGCTACTTTTACAATGTCTCACGTTAGAAGTTCTACCACAACTGAGATTGTAAAAGACGTAACAGTTCCCCCAAATGATGCATATATTCCCCTAGACGGAAAGTTAGTTCTTGAGACTAGTGATTCGATAAAAATTGTAGCGAGTGCCAATAGCAGTTTAAAACTAATTCTTAGTGTTTTGGAGACTGCATCCTAATGCCACATTTAATTAGTCAAAAGAATTTTCAAAACATTACCGTATCGAGTCTAACTACAACTTCATCTTCTCAAGTTGTCATGGATGTATTTGATATACATCAATTCCGTTCAGTAAAATATCAACTTCAAGTGACCAGTGGGAGTAGTTACCATACTGTAGAGTTTATTATTGTACACAATGGATCCTCAACTTTCAATACTGAATATGCAATTATAAAGAGTGGAGATTCTCTGGCATCTTTTGATAGTGACATCTCTAGTGGAAATGTGAGACTCTTAGTTACACCGTCATCAACCAACTCCACAACATTTAAGTCGATCAGAACATCCATCAACACTTGATGTGAATAAATAAAAGAAACTCTTTATTTGCGATGATTAACGAAGAGGGACTTAGGGATTGGTTTGGTAAATCTAAATCAAAAGATGGTAAACCAGGTTGGGTCCAATCTGATGGTTCCCCTTGTGCTAATGAACCCGGTGAAAAGGGAACACCTAAGTGTTACTCCTCGGCCAAGAAAGCCAGTATGTCGAAGAAAGAACTTCGTTCTGCTGACACAAGAAAATCAAGACAAGATCCCGGACAACAACAAAAGTCTGGAGCAGCCAAACCAACCTATGTTTCTACTGATAAACCTAAGAAGAAAATGAAAGAAGAAACCTTTAACGAAGCTTCAGATAAAAAAGGTAAAGGTAGTGGGTCTAAAGATGCCTGTTACCATAAGGTAAAGTCTCGTTATTCTGTATGGCCTTCAGCTTATGCCTCCGGTGCATTGGTGAAGTGTCGTAAGAAGGGTGCAGCCAACTGGGGTAACTCAACCAAGAAAGAGGAAATGGAAGGTTTCTATGACCTCCCAGAACTGACAGAAACTCAAATTGCAGCTCTGAAATACGCCGGATATGAGGTTGAGATTATTGACGAGGCATGTTGGAAGGGATATGAGAAGAAAGGTATGAAGACTATGTTTGGTAAAAGATATCCAAACTGTGTCAAGAAAGAAGAAGTTGAAGTAGTTGATGAGAAAACTAGAGTCCTTGAGAGATTGACCAACTCATCTTCGGTCGAAGAGGAGTCCATTGATGAGGCAGTAAGAGTCAATGAGAACGGTAACGTTTATCTCGTTAGTTTTACTTGGAGAGCCAAGTTTATGATGATGAAGATGTTTTTCCCAGAGGTTAGAAAACCAACGAGACAGGACGTTTCTGCGGCTCTAGAAAAAGTCTATCCTGGATGTATGGTTCAAAGATTTGACCTGGCTCCAAGACAACCTGGCGAATCGTTAATAATGATTGGACGACAGGGTGGTGATACAGCCAAACCTGGTCCTGATAAGAACTATGTCAAACCAATGGGTGAAGGTTATGCCCCTGGTGATGTAGATCAGAAGGTTGATGCTCTGACAAATATTGACATCCCTAAGAAAGAAAGAGATTCAGCTAGAGATAGACTTCTTGCTAAGGCTAAGGCAAAACGTGAAAAGATGAAGAAAGAAGGATTTGAAATTGGGGAGGGTGCAGCCTGGACAAAAAAGTCTGGTAAGAACTCTTCAGGTGGTTTGAATGAGAAGGGTCGTAAGTCTTATGAAAGAGATAATCCAGGTTCTGACCTGAAAGCTCCTTCCAAGAAACCTGGAAATAAGAGAAGAGCTTCATTCTGTGCAAGGATGAAAGGTATGAAAAAGAAACTGACTTCTGCTAAGACAGCAAACGATCCAGATTCAAGAATCAATAAATCACTGAGAGCTTGGAATTGTTGAGGTAATTTATGAGTAATGATGTTTATTTGGGTAATCCCCTTCTAAAGAAGGCTAATACCCCTATTGAGTTCACACAAGAACAGATTGAGGAGTATATCAAATGTAAGGATGACCCTGTGTATTTTGCACAGAACTATGTCCAGATTGTGACCCTGGACCATGGTCTTCAACCATTCAAGACTTATGATTTTCAAGAGAAGTTAATCAATAATTTCCACAACCACAGATTTAATATCTGTAAAATGCCACGACAGACAGGTAAGTCCACGACATGTGTGTCTTACCTTCTTCACTATGCCATCTTCAACGATAGTGTAAACATCGGTATTTTGGCCAACAAAGCTACAACTGCAAGAGAACTCTTAGCAAGGTTAGCAACTGCATACGAGAACTTACCTAAATGGATGCAACAGGGTATCCTGGTATGGAACAAAGGAAACATAGAGTTAGAAAATGGCAGTAAGATATTGGCAGCTTCTACATCTGCGAGTGCTGTCCGAGGTATGTCGTTTAACATCCTATTCCTTGACGAATTCGCTTTCGTTCCAAACCATATTGCAGACGCGTTCTTTGCATCTGTTTATCCTACTATTACTTCTGGTAAAAGCACAAAAGTCATCATAGTCTCTACCCCACATGGTATGAATCATTTCTACCGTATGTGGACAGATGCGGAAAAAAAGAGAAATGAATATGTACCAACTGATGTTCACTGGTCAGAAGTCCCTGGTAGAGATGCTGTTTGGAAAGAACAGACTATTGCCAACACATCAGAACAACAATTTAAGATTGAGTTTGAGTGTGAATTCCTTGGTTCTGTTGATACACTAGTTGCACCTAGTAAGTTGAAATCTTTAGTATTTGACAAACCAATCAAATCAAATGCAGGATTAGATATTCATGAAGTACCACAAAAAGAACACGATTACGCCATGTCTGTTGACGTTGCACGGGGTGTTGGTAACGAT